GTTTTATCCATTATGGTGAACGAAGCTCATGTCGATTTAAGTAAAATCTCTTTTTTATAATTTGAATAAGTGTTACGTCGGAAAAAATACTTAAAGGTTTGCGAACGTTTTCATCAATAGAAAAGACGAATGGACGACTTCGTTCTGTCGAGTTTACACGAATCTAAAAATGAATGGTGCGGAAGATTGGTTTCCATCTTGACGCCTTTGATTTCTGAAGGGATTCGATCCATTTTCGACGAAGCTTGGTTAATGTGCAAGGGAAGTGGCGAACTCTCAAAATATCTAATGACGTTTCAAAACATGCTCGCCCAGATACCGAAATGGAATAATATCATCATCGAACAGGAACGAAAAAGAATTATCGAAAAAAGCGGATGTAATTATTTGGAGGATTTAATCACTTGTGTTCATATTATTCAATTGAAGGTGCTCACTTGCATTCGCGTGGGCAATAAACAGAAAAAAATCGATATATCCATTCCTAAATTAGATTTGTTTATACATCGCGTCTACATCCATGTCGCGAGGAAAGTGTACTGCAACATTTATTTATTTGAAAAAGATATCAGTGGATTGATGGTTCAAAAAAACCGTCGTGAACTGGAAATTATAATCCAGGAATGTGTTTTGAATTGTATTCGAGAGAGTATTCCTACAGAATCTATCATTCGCGCATACTTGGATGAAACAATGGAAGACGAAGAAGTTGTCACAATTGAGCCCGTCATCGAAGAAGAAGGAGAAGACGAAAAGAAAGAAAAAGCGGAAGAACAGAAGAAAAAAGAGGAAAAGGAGGCAGAAGAGTTAGTCCCTGAGGAATTACCTCCTGTTTTATCGGTAGATAATCTTAATAACGAAAAGGTAGTCACTCGATTGACGTTTAACGATGTCGATAGTGTGTCTGATGGAACGTCAATCACTGCGCCTAAAACAATAGACCGTTTAGAAAAAATAAGCGCGGACAGAAACGAACAAAGAAAAGAAGACGAAAAAGACGACGATAATGACGACGACAACGAAGAGACCAATGGAGGCGACGGCGGGAGATTGAAAATTCATATGGATAACGACATACACCTGGACGGAGTGTTTGACCTGGACAAACCGATGTCGCCGTCTACGTCCGATTATGTTTCTTTAGACATAACCGATATGTAAGTAAAAATACGTTAAGACGGAATCTTATTTATTCTGTAACTACGTATAGATGGAAACCGCTTTATTTTTAGCGGTGGCGATAAGTGTGCTTTATTCTATTGTGAAATACTTGGAAATGCGGTATTTAGAACAAAAAATGAAACCTTTAAGAGAAATCGTGAGGGATGTTCTTATGGTTGCAGTGTCCTCTTTTATTTGTTCATTCGTCTTTATTTACAATAAAAATAAAATTGATGATTTTGTCGCAGTCGTAACCAATACGAATATTTTGAAACCGGAAAACACGCAGGTATTTACAGGAGTGCCCGGATTTTGAGTTGGCTATAATATAATATATATCATATTATATTATATTGTTATGTCTGACAGCACCCCTGAAACCGTGACAATACCTGAAACTGTGGTTCCCGAGCAAGTCGTTGTTGTTCCTGAGCAAGTCATTGTTCCTGAACCAGTCGTTGTTGTTCCTGAGCAAGTCGTTGTACCTGAACCAGTCGTTGTTGTTTCTGATGAACCAGTCGTTGTTCTTTCTGATGAGCCAGTCGTTCCTGAAACCGTGAAACCCGACGACGAGCCAGTCGTTTCTGAGCCAGTCGTTTCTGAACCAGTCGTTGTTCATGAACCAGTCGTATCTAAACCAAAAAAAGAGATGAACTTGTCTGAGATATTAGTAGATTTTCTACGCGCCGATAGCAATAAAATAGAAATTACCCCGAAATTAAAACAAATGATAGCGATGCTTCCACTTATGAAAAGTAACGACGACACAATCTCTCATTTGGAAAATATGGAGTATTTGTTCAACAAGATCATCGAAGACAAGCAGATCAATGTGCTGGATATGGGAGAAATAATAGAATTGTTGAAAGAAATGTACATCGTTTACGATACAATGCGGTTAACAGTCACTGCGGATGAGGTTGGGAAAGTATTTAAAGTGTTGGTTCAAGTTTTCATTCAGTACAAACTTGGGAATCAGTTGTCGGACGACGAAAAAATGGTGATCATAGGTTCAATCTACAAAATCCTGACATTATGTACTCAAATGATTGATTTGAAGGATACCACGAAAAAACTAAAGAAAAAGATCAGTTGTTTTGCATGCTTCTAAGAAGAAGAAGAAGACCATTTTGTTGGATTAAATGATTGAACCGAGAGTTGTTTCCGTTTCTTTTTCCAGGCATTCACAAATGGTTTCCGAGTTTTCTCGAATTGCGCCAAAAACTCTTTGCTATTCGGCGCAATCCCTTTCGATTTCAAACTTTCATCCGGTTTTACGCCAAAACAATTCACCCCATATTTCGTTGCGGGGTTTTTAATGAATCCTCCATTAATTCCCGGCCGGCCACACATATTTTTGGTTTTTGGATTTTTCTGCAATCCTTTCCATGTCGCCGTTTGAGTTGGAAAAAAAGCCATTTGACTATCGCTCCACCCGTAACTACACCATTCTCCTCCTTTTTTATACGCTCCCTCTATTTCTTCGTATGTAGCTAATCTCGAATCAAGTGATTTGCAAATATCTTTTGCGTCCCGGTAGGTGTATAAATTATTGTTTATATGAAAAACCTCTTTTTCCGCAGGCTTATCCGCCCCGTCCTTTTCATTTTTTGCGTCTTCTTTTTTGGGTTCTCCATTGTAGTAATTTTTGGGGTCTTTCAAATAACGCACCAAATCCATTCCTAATCCGAATTTCAACATATTGAAGATCACTTGAGAATAGAGTAAATACCACCCCTTATGAGCTATGATAGTCACGCTAAGTGGTGTGTTTTCCCCATGCGTTGGAATGCTCAATGCAAAGGTAATCAAGGTGAATACACATATAAAAATCATCGTAGAAAACATCATTACTGGGTATTCATAGAATTTGTAGCTTTCTTTCATGATTACATCGAGCAAATGGGTTTTTGTATAATTATCCACCGTGAAGTAATAATATACGCCAAAGGCAAGTACGACGACGAGGAATACATAGTCGAAAAGACGCGTTAAAGAAATAGATAATTTATTATTACTATGTTTCGCCAAGGACGAATATCCCAATGAAACGAAAGCATAGAGAATTACAAACGCGAATAGCAATTCCAAATGTGATTCTTTCAGCATGAACATAAGATAGTCTTTCGCACTTTTCGTGTCTTCGCTTATAATATTTTTCACGTCGCCGGCCATAATATTTGTATATATATAATAGTTCATCTAAATTTGTCGGAATCAGAATCAAGAATCACCATTTATTTTTCCGTACGGTTATTTGCCCGCCAGGTTTTGATTTCCTATTTTTATTTGGGTCGTAATGCTCATCTTCGTCATCTGATTCCATTTGCCTGGAGATTTCCCAAAACTCCTTCGACCCTAATTTAAAATCCGGTCGATTTTCCGCCTTGTACCAAAATATCTGATCTTCTAATTTATTCGATTTTGCATTGTTGTTAATCACTAAACACTCAAAATTTTCGGTAGTTTGATCCATCACACTACTAAACGATTCCAACGTCGGAAACATACTCGCGTAGTTCTCCCAAATACGTTTCCGATTGGTGAGGTAGGGTTCTCTCAAGATAAACACATAATCTATATTCGTTCGTAATGTGGGCGGAATCCCTAAAGGGTATTGCATGGTAATAATCAACATCACTTTCCAATGACGTCCGTTCATGAATAGTAACCGCATGAGTTTGTCTCTTGACCACGAATTGTCATATAAACAATCGTCTAATATAACAAAGGTTCTCGGATCTATCGTTGTCCGTTTATACTCTTCGATCTCCTTTTTCATTTGCTTTAGCACCGTCTTTTGGCGCCTGAGCACATTTTCAATGATGGCAGAACTGTATTCGTCGTGAATGAAAAGTTTCGGCACAAGCTCGGAGTAAAACCCGTTACCTGCTTCTGTTCCGGATATAACCGTTCCGATTGGAATATCTTGATGAAAATACAGTAGATCTCTCACCAAGAAAGTTTTCCCCGTGTCACGTCGACCAATAAGGACAATCACGGGACCTTTGCTTTCATTTGAACGAAAGGTGATCGTACGCATATCAAATTTTTTAAGTTGCAACGTCATAATATTGTACGGCAGAAATTAATTACAATATTTTGGCGAACTCGTTTATACATATAAAATCCTTTGTACTACCATTCCATAATGGTATTTACTTTAGGATATGTCAAAGCCTCTCCGCAATTCCTATCGGAGATGGATTTCACAGAAAACGATTACAATCCGATGGACATTTCCTGTATTCAACATTACAATCCCCTCTATTCCACGTTTTTCGACACTCTAGATGACACTTCTCTTCAATCGATATCATTAAACCACCACTACCAAGTATTCGATAAATCCAATGTGATCTCTACCGCAAATGGGAAGAAAAAAAATGCTGAAATATTTATCAAATATGCGCCTTTACTCGACCCTGTCCATTATTTAATCGGCAAATACGCAAAAAATAACGTCGTGAACGATCGACTACCATCGCCTGGGTCGGATGAAATGGATGTTTCCTTCCATAAATTGTCGGATCGTAACAATTCATCCTATGTGGATAATTTTTTCAACTATTTATCCAGTCAGGTATTAAATCATCATACCTTTTATAACGGAATCGATTATTACGGATCTAACGTGGCTATCCAGAAAAAATTCCGGTTTGATGTCTCTGAAGATTTGGATTATTTAGAAGATTCCGAGTTTTTTAAAAAGAATAACGGAAAGTATTTCGATATTCAGGAATACGACAATAAAGGCATCCCGACAAAAAACACGCAATCAAAAAGACCGATTATTCGAATTTCCGATGAAAATATCGCGATCGATGACGTTGTGGAGTTTTATGACGAAATAACGAATAAGGAAAATAACATTGATGATGATGGAGAAGACGATAAAATGAACACCGAAATTATTTTTCAGAGCAAGAAAGAAGTAGAAGACGACGATATCGATTCCGAAGAAAATAGTATTGTTTGCAATACAGATGAGGACGATGATAATCTCGACGACGAAAAAGGAAATAAAAAAAACAAGGTGAAACACGACGAGGATGACGACGAGGATGACGACGAGGATGACGACGAGGATGACGACGAGGATGACGACGAGGATGACGACGAGGATGACGACGAGGATGACGACGAGGATGATGATGAGGATGATGAGGAGGAGATTTATGCGTATTTGTATAATTTCCCTATTCAAATGATTGCGTTAGAAAAATGCGATGGTACATTTGATTCTTTACTAGAGGACGAGGCGATAAACGGAGATGAAATCATCAGCGCGTTATTTCAAGTCATATTCACTTTACTAGTGTACCAGAAACTATTTTCGTTTACTCATAATGATCTCCATACAAATAATATTTTATACAAAGAGACCAAGACGAAATTCCTTTACTATAAATTCAACGGAAAAACGTACAAAGTCCCCACTTACGGAAAAATATATAAGATAATTGATTTCGGTCGCGCGATTTACAAATTCCAGGATAAAGTATTGTGCAGCGACAGTTTTGCA